GACGTGATGCAGGTTATCGGCGGCACTACTACCAAGACAGTTGTTTCTATAGATCGCAGTAACGCGTCTTATGACGTTGTAGACTTCGGATCTGCTCTTACTGGTGCAACCGCAGACGCATTCATCATTGAGTCAGACGGTGGCACTGCTGCAAGTGAAGGTGTAGAAGCAGTTGATCCTGCTCCTAAGTATCTGCCTAACGCAGTTCTCGGTGCTGATCGCAAGGTCGAAGCAAACGATCTCGTCACTCTTGACGTAGCTTATGATGTGGTTGTATTGAAGAACGTAGTTCCTTCATTCCCTGCTTCTTGGTTGGGCGAAGGTGGTTTGGTTCTCGCAAACAACCCTAAGATCATTTTCATTCACTCTTAAAAGTTGAAAGACTATGGCACAGTTCGAATATAGTTCAATTTTCGGTGAGTTGACCAAAAACGTTCAACTCCGTTTCGATGCTGTATCGAAACTCAACAAGCAGTTATTTGACAATGCGCTCTTTGAGCAGCTCTTGGATTGGGATACTCCAACCGTAGGACTCAACTTCGAAGAAATCATTGGTAAGTATAACATCACGATCGCTGCTCCTACCATCGGTGACAACTCTAAGGAATCTGTCTTGGGTACAGAAGGTGTTCAGACATACGCTAACCGCGTGTTCAAACATGCTCTTACTCGTCCTATGACAACGCAGGAGTATCGCAAGGTTCTTTCTTTGCTCGATTCAAAGATGATCTCTGACGATGCTAAGAAGAATGAGTTGATTAAACTCATGTGGGGCAACGTTGAGACAGTTGTTAATGCGGTCAAGGCTAAGATCGATATGATCTTCTTGGGTGCATTGTCTAACGAGGGTGTTTTCACTTTCGATGCAAACAACAACCCGGAAGGCGGTGTGAAAGGCTCTATCGATTACAAGATGCCTTCTGAAAACAAGGCTACTGCAAATCTTGATTGGACAGATGCTAACATCGCAAACGTTGATGTTTTCGAAGACATTCAGAGCGTGATCGATGCTGCTGATGATAAGGTTAAGTTGACAAAGATCTTGGCTGCTCCTTCTAAGGTGTCTTATATGCTTCGCAGTGCTAAGTTGAAACGTGCAGTGTTCGGTATCGACAAGTCCGGAACTCCTTTGACACTGGCAGCACTCAACGAGTTCTTGCAGCAGAACGATATGCCTATCATCGAGAAGGTAAGACGTACAGTACGCGTGAAGAACGGTAACGTTGTTACTCCGGTTTCTCCATTCAACGCTAAGAACTTGGTATTCGTACCAGACGGTAAGTTGGGTACTATCAAGAACGCTTACGCTGACAGTGAGTTGAAGCAGGAGAACGGTGTTAGCTACTCTAACTTCGGTCGTATCCGCGTAAGTCAGTGGGGTGTTGGTGAGACACAAGGCAGCAACGGTGTTGAATTCACCAAGGCTGAATCTCTCGCATTACCAGTGATCACAGAGATCAACGGTATCTACTCTTTGAAGACTGAACAGTAAGGGAAATATGAATAGAACAAACTTCGATACGGCAAGAGCAAAGTGCAAGTTGATCTGTAACGTATGTTACGTTGATACTGACGTACTGAATGATGTTTTGCTTGACAAAGGTATTGATCCAAATGCAGAGTACAACGAAGAAGATGCAGCCAAAGTCGTTGAATCTGCTATCTTGGTGGTCAATGGTTGGGTCGAAACGTCTCGCAGTGAAGGTGGTATTTCAACTTCGATCAATCATGAAGCAGTAAAGAACAATATCGTTTTTTGGTGCAATCGATACGGTCTTGACGTATCGGAGTTGTTAGGTGGTACGCTCTCGTCAATCGAGAACGGTTCAAATAGGTGGTAATATGAGATACAACGGTCACTTGCAATATAGAATCGCTTCCAGTTCGGCAGATGGAGACTTTGACGATGACGGAATGCCAATCAAGGCAGGAAGTACTGACCAGTGGTCGGGAAAAGTCGAATGCTTCATCAAGACGAACACGCATAACGTGAACGGAACAACTACAGACGGAAAGTTCACCGTACAAGCGTATGAAGTTCTTGCAGAACGTGATTCTGTTCCTGCTGACACTGGATACGTCAAGTTAGAACGTGGTTCGAAGGATCTTGGAGAATTCGAAGTGCAGGACTTGCAGGAGATCTCACTTGATCGAATCAAAATTATCGTGTAATGCCTATCAAGATAAAAACTCCTAACTCGCAGATCACTGCATCCTTCAACGGTCAGTATGAAGAACGTGTAACTGGTGTCATTATCAGAACGCTACAATACGTTGGTGAGAAGTGCATCACAGAAGCGCGTGAAGGTGGTACTTATCAAGATCAGACTGGAAATCTTCGATCGTCAATAGGTTATGCAATTGTCAAAGATGGTGTTGTTGTTAACTCTACAATGTCGCAGAAGATCGCAGGAACGAAAACTTCAGAAGATAACGGTAATCAGATCGGTTCAGATTATCTCAAAAAGGTCTCCAAGGAGTATCAAGGTATTTCTCTTATCGTTGTCGCAGGCATGCGTTATGCAGCCTACGTTGAATCGAGAGGATACAATGTACTAACATCATCGGAGATCTTGGCGGATCAACTTGTACCGCAACTATTGAAACAATTAGGATTCGAAACTAAATAGCAGGAAAAGATATGGCAGACGTAAAGACTGAAACGCAGATCGAGACTGACTTTTACCGCATAATCAAGTCAAGTCAGATACCTTCCATCATTAACGGAAAGGTCTATAGACGTGGAATGCGACCTTTGGATTCGCAGAAGGAAGACTGCATCGTTCAGTTTTTGTCTGGTCAAAATGGTCAATTGCAAGAGGGTGTCTTGAACATGAACATTTTCGTTCCGAAGATTCTGATCGGTTCTAACACCAACAAAGTGGAAGATCTGAAAAGAGTTGAAGAACTGGAGATCGCGATCATGGAGTTATTCACAGATAAAGCATTTGAAAATCCGTACTACTTGGTCGAAGTGAACGAGACTCCACAAACAATTGATTATGCAGACATCGAACAGACCTGTATTAATACAAGAATTCACTATACACGTACTACCTTTTAATTTAATATTTAAAATCGAAAGAATATGGCAAAGAAAATCATGGCATGGTCAAAGTGCAAGATCGAGATCGGCAAAACTGGCGATAACGATGCAATGGCCACAGAATTGACTTCAATCGGTGTTATCAGCAACCAGTCAAGTTCGCTTTCTGCTGAACTCGGTGATTCATTGACCGCAATCGCCACTGGTGGCGAGACTGTTGCAGAAGAACCATTGGAAGGTACTTTGCAGGTTGTTACAACCGTAATCGAACCAGACTCTGCTCTGCTGACACTGCTCGGTATCGCAGACGCAAGCGGTAAGGTTAAAACTCACATTGTAGACGGTAACTGGTCTTTGAAGGTTACTCCTAAGAACAAAGGTGCAGTTGGTATCCAAGCACCTAAGACAAGTATCAGCTATCAGCCTGCATGGGATGAACAGAACGGTCACACTGGTATTCTCACCTTCAATATCTTGAAGACTACAGACGTAGCAGCAGGAACTGACGGTGCAGACAACAACTACTGGTATGAGCGTTTCACAACTACTTCGGCTCTTTAGTTGATAGATCCATAATTTATTAGTTGTTAAAACCAAAAGAGAGGGTGATCGAGAGTTGTTCAATTCTCTTTCACTCTCTTTTTCTTTTAATTCGATAATATGACAATTGAACAACAAGCAGCAGACGCGATCTTGCAGACGAAGGAAGAAGTGAAGATCGCAGGCAAAACTTACAAGATAGGAAAGCCAACGGTCGGAACGATCATTATGTGTTCTAAGTACATTTCGCAACTTCCGCAGATTGAGCGAGTAAACTTCGACAAGATAGTCGTAGAAGTCCTTCGTACTGCAAGAGACATGGAAATTCTCGGTAAAATCTGCGCAACTCTTATTCTTGGCGCGAAAAGAGTCAATGAGATCAACGCATACAATCAGAAACACACCTGTAAGCTATTATCTTTCTTTTCACGTAAGATTAGTCACGAAAACGAATTCGAAGCGTTAGCGCGAGAAATTATCGACAATGCGACATCGAAGGAAATATCAGAACTTATTAGCGGTAGACTGGCAGATCTCGACTTGGGTAATTTTTTCGGAATTTCCACTTCTCTGGCCGAAAGCAACATTCTTCGAAGAACAAAAAGCGAGGAAGTGGAAGACTAAACGATTCAATCTGGGCGATGGTTCTTGGCATGTGCAAGAATCTGAAGGTTACACCAGATTATATTCTGTATAACATGACTTATGAAAACCTGCTATTATATGGATACGCTACACCAGTGTACGATCCGGACGATAAGGAAGAATTCGATGAAAGCATAGATGCGAACGATCCGAAGAATGCAGGAAAACTTGGAACTACAGAAAAAGTAACGAATCCATTTATTTAAATATGAACAACGACAACGGACAAATCAGATATGGTGTCACTATCGACACTGATAAGATGAAGCAGGACGCGCAGAGAGTTGTTGACCAGTTCGACCATATAGGACGTGAAGCAGTCCATCAAGGCGATACGGTTGACAAGGCTTTCTCCGGTGCTGCAAGCAGTATCGGAAAGGCATTCGCAGCAATAGGTCTTGCAACGACAATTCAATCACTCGGTAAGCAGGTTCTTACCATTCGCGGTGAATTCCAAAAACTTGAAGTAGCATTTCAAGTCATGCTTGGATCTGCGCAAAAAGCAGATACACTGATGAAACAACTCGTGCAGACTGCTGCTACTACTCCATTCGACCTGCAAGGTGTGGCCAACGGTGCTAAACAGTTACTTGCGTTTGGAGTTAGCGCGGATCAAGTGAACGATACTCTTGTACGTCTCGGTAACATTGCTTCCGGTTTGTCTATTCCATTGAACGATCTCGTATATCTGTACGGAACAACAATGACACAGGGTCGTTTGTTTACGCAGGATCTTCGTCAGTTCATGGGTCGAGGTATTCCGTTAGCTGATGAACTCGCAAAGCAGTTTGGAGTAACCAAAGACGAAGTCGGCAATCTTGTAACTGCCGGAAAGGTAGGCTTCCCAGAGGTGCAGAAGGCCATCGAAGCAATGACTAACGAAGGCGGAAAGTTTGCCGGACTGATGGAAAAGCAGTCACACACTATAGCCGGACAGATCGCAAATATTGGCGACGCACTTGATATGATGTTCAACAAGATCGGTCAGCAGAATGAAGGTGTTATCAATAGCGCGTTGTCAAGTGTATCTTGGCTTATAGAAAATTATGAGACGATCGGAAAAGTGCTTATGACGGTTGTTTCTGCTTATGGTGCATATAAGGCTGCACTTATGGCAGTTGTAGCCGTACAGAAGGCGCAGGCACTTGCAGAGACTATCCAGTTGATCATGATGATGCGCAATGAACTCGGTTTGGCTACCGCAGCGCAGCAGGCTTTCAACGTCACTGCAAAAGCGAATCCATACGCATTACTTCTTGGCGCACTGGCTGCTCTTGTTACGTCTCTTGCATTATTCACAGAAAACACTGATAGTGCAACCGAATCGCAGAAGGATCTCAACAAGATCATATCTGATGCGAAAGAAAAGACGGTCGAAGAAAAGCAGTCTATTGAAATGCTTGTTGCTGCTGCCAAGGATGAAAAAATGTCTCTTGACGATCGCAAGAAGGCCATCTATAAACTGAACAAGATCATACCTAACTATAACGCGAGACTTGACGAGACAACGCAGAAATATATCGAGAATAAGGCAGCACTTGACGATTATCTGAATTCGCTTACTCGTAAGTACGAACTGGAAGGCGCGAAGGATGCACTGAAGGAAATCGGAAAGCAGATCGCAAACGCTAAGATCCATATTCAAGGCGCGAACGAGGAAATCAAGCAGGCAGAAGCGTTGCAAAAGAAATTATCTAAGTCTACCGCGTACAATCAGCAGGAAGCAGCATTCTTAAATGCTAACAATGGTCAAGCGCAGAAAAAACTGAAGGAAGGTAACAAAGAACTCGAAAAAGCACTGAAGCGCAGGCAGACGATTCTTGGCGCGTATGGAGACGAACTGAAGAAAGACGCGATCGGTGGATCTTCCAACAATATTTCCAAGAACTATCAACAGGAAGTCAAGGAAACGAAGAAACGCTACGAGAATGCCAAAAAGTTATACGCAAACTTAAAGAAGGATGCGCGATCAACTTCGCAGCAGGTCACTGATGCAGCAGCAGAGGTTTCAGAAGCCAACAAGAAGTACAAGGAACTGACCGGATCAGATCTTGAACAATCTTCAAAGCTTTCTGCAAAAACCGCAGCCAAGGAACACAAAAAAGCAGTCGATATAGCCAAGGATAAAGCAGATCTTGCGGAGAAGGAACTGGAAGCCAAGAAGACACAGTCGCAGGAAGAAATCGAACTTGAACTTAACACACGTCAAGCATTAATCGATGTCATGGAGAATGGCACGAAAAAGGCTGTAGAACAGATCAAACTCGATAAGGACAAGCAGTTGAATGAACTTGATAAGGAATACAAGGCCATCAAGGAAAAGAAGATCGAAACTGCCAAAGAACTTTTCGAAGCGAATCCGGCAAACAAAGACAAGAATTTCACTCGCAACGAAAACGATCCTGCATATAACTACACAGAGCAGGAGAAACAGTACTACGATTCGAAGAAAAAAGCAATTCTGAAAGCCTACGATGACGCGGTAGCAGAACAAGGCAGAAAGGAAATGGAAGCATTTCAAACGTATCTTGAACAATACGGAACATATCAGCAGAAAAGACTGGCTATTGCCATGAAATACGCAGAGAAGATCCGCAAGGCGAAGGAAGCAGGAGAAGGCAACCAAGTAAAACTCCTAACCGCACAGAGAGACGCAGAGTATAGCAAGGCTAAGACTTCAGATATTAGTCAGAATATAGACTGGTCAACTGCTTTTTCGAAGTGGGGTGTGATCATGGCAGATCAACTGAAAGGTACTCTTGAAGATCTGAAGCAGATGACTAAGACTGACGAATTCAAGAACAAGAATACGAGTGATCAGAAGGAAATCTTCGAACTGATAGATAAGATCGAAGGATACATGAATACTTCGATCAAGGATCTCAATTTTAAGGGTCTTGGAAAGAATATCGATGCTTATCAGTCAGCACTTGACAACTATAACGATGCCAAGAAGCGCGAAGAAGAAGCTACAGATAGACTGATCAAGGCCAAAGAGGAAGAAATCAAGGTGTCGAAGAAGGGAACAGATCAAGAGAAGGAGCAGGCCAAGAAGAAGGTGCAGACCGCACAGATCGAAGCAGATGCAGCAGCTACGAACACGCAGGCAGCACAGACTGCTCTCAATGATGCGTCAGCAGCAGTTCAGTCTTCTGCACAGAAAACATTCAAGGTAATGAACACTTTCTCTGAAAACCTTCAGAATCTATCTAACGGATCTTTGGCTGCTGCTTGGAAGGGTCTCACACAATTAGACAAGACTTTGAATGGCGGTAAGATCACAGAATCACTGGCGAAGGGTCTCGGTAAGATATTCGAAGGGAAAAGTGATCTTGTTTCTATGATCATCGGTGCTATTCTTAACCTGCTTGACGTACTGAAGGAAAAGGGAATCGGTGGTATCATTGGCGGTCTGATCGAAGGAATCTTGTCGGCTATCGGTGGAATCATCAAAAACGTTTTCTCTGGTCAGATATTTACACAATTGTTCGATGGAGTTAAAAACGGCGTAACCAGTATTCTTGACGGTATCACATTTGGCGGTTTCAGTTCGTGGTTCTCTACCGGAAACGGAAAGGAAGTGCAGGATCGCACAGATAGACTGACGAGATCAAACGAAGCATTGAAGGACTCTATCGATGCGTTGAAGGATTCATTCGACAAGACGAACGGTGAAAATGCTATCAAGACATACGAGCAGGCGGTCGAATATCAGAAGAAGGTGATCGCGCAGCAAATGGAGATCCTGCAAACGCAGATGAGGTATCACGATGCGCACCACTCGAATGCGTATTATTGGGGATTGAGTAATTCTTCATACGCGCAGATTAATAGCCTTCTTGGTACTAACGTAAGAAGTCTTGGAGACATCTATACGCTTTCACCGGATCAAATGGATAAGATCCGTAAAAATCTGTTCGATGTATGGAATGAAATGCTTACGCAAGGTAAGTATGATAAATCGGAGTATTGGGAAGCATACGCAGATCTTGCAGGATCTCTTGACGCTCTTACAGATACTGTCTCTGAAAATCTGACTACAACGACATTCGATAGCCTGCGAGACAATTTCGTAAATACGTTGATGGATATGTCGAACGATGCGGAAGACTTCGCAGATGATTTTTCAGAACTGCTGACCAAATCTTTGTTGAATTCCAAGATCGGAACATTGCTTGATAACGAGATCGAAACATTTTATAACAAGTGGGCGGATACAATGAACAAGCAGTCCGGAACGCTTACTGATGAACAGATCAAACAGTATCAGAAGGAATGGAACGACATCATTCAAAAAGGACTTGAAGCACGTAACACCGTATTCGCTCTTACTGGATATGATGACATTGTCAAGAAGCAGGAAGCGAGTTCTGGAGCATGGGAATCAATGTCAGAAGACACTGGCCAAGAGTTAAACGGAAGATTCACCGCAATTCAAGAAGGAGTTTACCAAATCAGCGATGATCTGAAGGTGCAACTGGCTAATACTTCTTCGATCGCTGCAAGTTCTTCTATGCACACTACGATCTTGGGAGAAATGGAGAATATACTTCTGATCGCGAACGGTTACTTGGAGACTATAGCACGGAACACGTCAAGCCTGCCATCTATCGATGAAAAGTTGGAAAAGATAAGGATTAACACTTCAAGACTATAGAAATATGCGTGGAGAATTATTTATCAATGGTTACGATGCTTGGCTAAAGTGGGGAATAACGATGAATACTACATCGTTATCAACCCTGCTAACTCCTGCATCAATGAAAGACTATCCGAAGAACTCTGTAAGGATAGAACATGGTACAAGGTATATCACGAACAATGTCAAGCTGGCCGAAAGGGATCTATCGCTACAGATTGATCTCGTTGCGTCCGGAATGACCGACTTTATGTCGAAGTACGAAGCATTCTGCGCACAGTTGGCCACTGGTAAGGTAAACATAAAGACAAAGTATCAGCCTAACGTAACGTATAAGTGCTTATACATTTCATGCACTCAATATTCAATGCGAAACGGAAAGGTCGGAAAATTCACTCTGAAACTCAAAGAACCAAATCCAAACGATAGATCGTAATAATATGAAGGAAAGAACAAAAACAACAATCGAAATCAAGCGTAAGTCTGGAAGCAATGTCCAGACTATCGCTTCAGTTCCTATAACTGAAGGATCAACGCGCAAGTTTACTTTGATGGAAGAAGACTGCATTGAACTAAAATTCGCGGTCGATCAGCCGATTTTCTTCGCTCTTGGTGACTATATCGAAGATGAACTTTTCGGAACTTTCGAGTTAACAGATCAGCAAATGCCGGAGTATTCAGATGAAACTGGCGCGTATGAATACACACTGAAATTCAATGCTGATTATTACAAGTGGAAGAACAAGATCTGCAAGTACATTCCGGAGAACACATCAAAGGAAGCATCTTTTTCTTTAACTGCAACGATTGACGTACATTTGAGTGTTATACTCCGTAATATCGTTTCTTTGGCCTACAAGCATGAAGGACGCGATTATACATACAATTATACTCTTTTCAACAAAAATAACGTTATAGACGTTCAAAAGGCTGTTCTTGTTGAATATTCTGACATTTCCATATTCGATGCACTCAACGCGGTAGCGGAGAAGTTCGAATGTGAATGGTGGGTCGATGGATCTGTTATCTATTTCGGTACGTGTATCAATGCAGGATCTGAAGAACTTGAACTTGGCGATAATGTGGCCAAGATGCAGAGATCCGGAAACGATTCAGATTCGGCAGCTACTCGTATCTATGCCTTCGGATCTGACAAAAACCTTCCTTCTACATATCGCAAGGAAGCAGACGTTGACGTGACGAAAGACGGAGTTGTTCAGCATCGTCTTATGCTTCCTTACGCAAGCAATCCGCAAGGATACCTGCAAGACGATGAAGTAACAAGCGAGGAAAAAGCAGTAGAAAAGGTGGTTGTTTTCGATGACATCTATCCGAAGACTAATCTAACCGTAACTGGTGTATCATCTTACGAATCCAAAACAGAGAACGAGGAAGGCGAAACGATCACGCAGACTTTCTATCGTGTAACGGAGAATAGCGGATTTTTGACCGCGTTCACAAAAGATATGATCATCGATGATAGCCTGCACATCGTATTCACCAGTGGCAGACTCAATGGTATGGACTTCGAAGCTACACTGGTAAGCAATGATTCTACGCTTGGAAAGTGTATCGAAATCGTAGTGAATGATACTTATGGTCGTAACCTGCCGGATAGCACTCTGAAGCCAAGCAAAACAGATACGTTCTGCTTATACAATTGGGATGCAACCAAGATGACTACTCTTGGTCTTCTTGATAAGGCAGAGCAGGAACTTCTCACAAGAGCAAAGCAATACTTTGCAGATTCAAAGATCGATACTGCAAACTATATATGCACGTTATACAACGACTGGTCATACAATGACGGTACATTCCGTTACTTCGGTGTTGGTGATCAAGTTAAACTGATTAATGACGCATATTTCAGTCAAATTGACGAAAACGGCAAAAGATACAGAAATTCGCGTGTTATTGGCTTCGAATTCTGTTTAGATCGTCCATTCGACAATGCAGAATACACGATAGGTGACAATCCGAAGGTAAGCCGACTCAATGCACTGGAAGAAACGGTTGAATCTATTGTAGTCAATGGCGCATCATACGTCAGTGATGGAAAGACAGGTGGTAATACCAGTGTATACGTAATCGGTGACAGTGACACTACTCTATCGACTGATCAGAACGTATATTCTGCAAAAAGATCGGATCGTATGTTCATGCGCCATGACGTAGCAGACACCGCAAAGGAAAAGATCACATTTGCAAAGGGTGTAAATATCAATGGCGATGACTTTGAAGGACTAAACAAGTATGGAAGCGAATTGTCGGAAAGCGATGCAGTAGCTATCACACCGAAGCAGGCCAAGTCTAAATTCTTACGTAAGGATTCAGACGATACGGCAGCAGGTAAGGTGGCATTTAGCAAAGGTGTAAACATAGGTGGTACAGACGTTACAGACATCAACGAAAGTACTTCTTCGCTTTCTGATTCAGACAACGATATTCCAACGACTAAGCAGGTGAAGAAACGTTTTCTTCGCAAGGATGTGGCCGATACTTCTGCTGAAAAGATCACATTTTCAAAGGGTCTGATCGTTAACAATAAGACG